AAATTAATTCTCCACCTTCTAAAATAAATTTATAGGTTCTTTTAAACACAAAAAATAAATGTGTTACTAATAACATTCCAAATATAAATGGAACTACTGATAATCTTTTAATGTATTTCATAATTTTTTAAAAGCAAAAACCCCAAAGAATTGGAGTAGGAGTTCCGCATCAATGAGGCTTTTAAGTAATGTGATTAAATAGTTGCTCCTACACAACGTTCACAAATATAGTAAATTGTTTTTTAATATCCTAATTTATTTTAAAATAATTTATATTTTACTTAACCATTGGTCATAAATATTACTTGCTACTTGTGCAGTCATTACAGGTGGAACTGACATGCCTATTAAATAATGAGGTTTATTTTTTTGAAAATTATAGTCTAAAGGATAACTACCTATTTTACAAGATTCAATTTTTCCTAAAAATCTAGGATAATCAAAAAGAATAGTTGTATCATTTGCAATAATAGTAGGAGGGATATCATTTTCTCTTAAATAAGTCCAACCAAAATAATTATTAGGTTTATTAAACAATCTTCCATTTGCTTCGCTTAATCCGTTATCATTTATATTTCTATTATTCCATAACAAAATAGTTTTTCCAGTTATAGGTCTGTCATTATTTTCTGTATAAATATCTTTAAAATATATTTTTGGTTCATTAAACTGCATTTCTATTTTTGGAACTTCTGTAAACATATCTTGCCAATGTAAAAAATTATTTGCAAGGTCTTTTCTTAAAGCAATAAAAAAAACACGTTCACGCCTTTGAGGTACACCCATTTTTGAAGCATCTAATAAAAAGTGTTGACAGTAATAACCAGCCTCATCAAATGCTTTGTAAATTTCAATTACGTAATCTTTAGCTGCACCCATTAACAAACCTTTTACATTTTCAGCAACAACAACTTTTGGCTGCAATTCTTTTGCGAGGTCAATAAAATCAAAAAACAAAGTATCTAAAACTTGTTCAGCTTGTCCCTCTCTAAATTTCTTTTCTTTACCCCAGTCTTTATCTCTATTACCAGCCATTGAAAAACTACTACAAGGTGGCGAACCATCTAAAATATCTAATTCATATAATTCTTTTGGTAAATCTTTACGAAGTTTAAAAGTTTGTATTGGTTCTAAATAAGCATATTTTGGATTATGATTTGTTTTGTATGCTTCAATCATTTTAGTATCTATTTCATTACAACCTAATACATCAAATCCTGCAAGTTTATAACCCATAGTTGAGCCACCACCACAAGCAAAGCAACTAAATACTTTTCCTTTATCTTTTGTAAAAATAGCATCTTTTAAAGTCCAGTTATAATTAAATTTATGTTCCATAATTTTATTTTTTAAGTTCTATAAATTCCTCGTTTTTAATTAGCGTGTAAATAAAGTTATGTAAGTTCTCATCCATTTGTTCAACTGCTTTTAAACTTTGCTCATCTAAGTTAGTTTTTAAAGTTTTAATAAACATATCTGAAGCTCGGATTAAATCATTAAACTTTTGCTTTTCTAAGTGGCGAAATCGTCCTAAGAAGTAAGTGTACATTTCTCCTTGAACCATTGCTAATGAGCAAAATACAATAAGAGCACGTTGGGTTTGTTGTTCAATTTCTGTCATGGTAGTATTTTTATTTTTTATAAGTTTTATTTAATTTTATGTATGATATTGTAGATTTATGTATTCCGTAAATAACTGCTAAATCTTTATGATATAAATTGCTTTCTCTTATTTCAACTGCTTGAGTATATGTTAATTTTCTATTTTTAATTAAACCTAATTTAAAAGCATGATTTACGTTTTCTTGAGTAGTTGTCCACTCTAAATTTTCTATTCTATTATCTGTTTTAATTGCATTAATATGATTAACATCTTCTTTGTTTTTAAGGTTAGGTATAAAAATTATAGCTACTAATCTATGAATTGATAATGTTTTAGCAATATTATTTTTAAATAATCTAACATATAAATAACCTCTAGCATTTTTATTGTTTTTTAAAATACGTTGTTTATTAAATTTTAAACTTTTAACATTACCTAAATTACTAATTTGGTAAAGTCCTTCATAACCTTTGATGTCTTTAAATATTTCCATAATAAAAAATACCGATTAACTACAAAGGCTTACCCACTCGATACAATTGTATCTATTGGCAATGTAATCAATCGGATTTTTTTTAATGTTTTTCATAGTGAGTAAGCAATACAAATATAATAATAATTTATTTATAATCAAAATAATATTTATAATATAACCTTTAGATTTTTAGATTCACAATACGCTTTGCTAAAAGCTAATGTTACAAGATAGTAACCTGTTAATTCATTTAAGCACAATCTTGGCTTAAGAATTGGATTTGTTTTGTTAAACTCACTGAGAGCTTCATGTAGTTCTTTCATTTGGTAGTATTTAATTGATTAATATTTAGCAATATTATAAATAAACTTTTGAATAAAAAAATTTATTTTCATAATATTTTGTAACTAATTGATTATCAATCTAATAAAATGTAAATTTAATATAATCTTGACCTTTATTTACTATCGTTTTGGTTACATGTAACTCAATAATATACCTATCGTCAAAGCCATATTTTTTAACTAAACAATCCAAAAAAGTTTTTAAACCATTATCAATATCACTTAATTTACTGCTATAACCAAAATCAATTTTTAAACGTATATCTTTTGTTGGAACGTCATATAATTTAGGTAAAATTAGCATCATGTTAGAAATAAATTTATTGTATTCAGGCGTTTTAAATCTGCGACCTTGAAATGCTTTATTAATTGATAATGCTTTTATGTTTAAATTTATCATTTACGCAAATATAAATAAAAATAGTTATATTTGTTAAAAACTTATAAATTATGGCAGGTAATAAACCAACTCTTAAAAATGAAATTGTAAGAAAATATTTAAAGAAGTTTCCTACAACGCCAAACGCTGCTTTAGCACGTAAAATATTTAAAGAGAATCCTATTCAGTTTAAAGATGCCGAAACAATTAGAACTATGATTAGAGCCATAACTGGTAATAATGGTTCATCACATAAAAATAGTTTAAAAGATAAATCATTAATTAGTAAAGCAAAGCCTTGCAACCCTTATAATTTGCCAAATAGTTATGAATCTGATTTTACTATTTTTGATATAAAACAAAGTAGAATATTAATTTTATCTGACTTACATTTTCCATATCAAAACAATTCAGCTATTGAAGTCGCACTTGATTATGGCAAAGAAAAAAAAGTTGACTGCATATTAATAAATGGTGATTTGATTGACTTTGCAAACATTAGCAGGCACGACAAAGATTGGCGTTCACGTTCTATTAACGATGAATTTGAATCAGTTAGAACATTCTTAAAATCATTACGTTTAAACTTTCCAAACACACGCATAATTTATAAGCATGGAAATCATGATGAGCGTTGGGAGAAATTTTTATACGTTAAAGCACCTGAAATATTTGACGTTGCTGATTTTCAATTAGAAGTTTTATTGCGTTTAGGTGAATTAAAAATTGAAACCGTAAAAGATAAACGCCCTATTACATTAGGTAAATTAACTGTATTACATGGGCATGAGTTAATGGGAATGGGTGGTGTTAATCCAGCACGTGCTACATTTACCAAAACATTAGAGGACACATTAGTTGGACATTATCATAGGACAAGTTCACATTCTGAGCCAACAATGAACAATAGATTAATTAATGTTCATTCGCAGGGATGTTTATGTGATATGAAACCTATGTTTATGCCAATCAATAAATGGAACTTAGGATTTAGTTATGTTGAATTAAACATTAAAACAGATGAATATTTCTTAGATAATAAAAAAATAGTTAATAATAAAATATATTAAATTATGGCACTATTTAAATTTAGAATAATAGATAAACACGAAACACAGGAGTTCGGTGATTATGGTGATATAATCGGTAAGCCATTCGGTGAGTGGGCATTCTTTAACTTTGCCTTAGAAACTGCTGAGGTTGTGATTGTAGCGTTTAGAAGCTATGTATTGTTTGATGCAGAAGGCAATCCTAAGGAATGTACAAAGGTATATTTATCAGATGGCTCAATAGTATTTGCCGTTAATAAATTTGATACTTTCGAAAAGAATTATTTAGAGAATTATACCCCTTTATTTGCTGAGTAAAGTCTTTAAATATTCTTTAACTTTATCCCAAAATATAACTTGCTCTAAACTTTCAAAGTTAATTGAAGTTTTACCATGTATTAAATTGTGTCGGTATAAAGTGTTTCTATATTCTTTGCATTGCCAAATAGCTATTTCAATTGCTACCTTGTCAATTGTGCATGTTCTACAAAGCATACGGTTTATTTCAATAACCATTGTAACTGCTTTTACTTCGTGTTTTTCCATAGTTTTATTTTTTAAATAGTTTAATAAAATATTCACACGCTCCATTAACAATTGGAACGTCTAAAAAGTAAGATTGAAAATAACTTTCAGGAGCTTTGTATCTAAAACAATTTTCTTTAAGTGGGCAATCAGTACCCGAACATTTACAAATATCTGTCATTTTATTTTTGTTGTTTATTATAAACATTATTGAGGTTTTTGTGTATTTTAAGCAACATTAAGTAACCTATCAAATCTGTTAGGTTGTCTTCATTAAAACCTGATAAACCTACTTTATTTATTCTACTTAATTTATCATTTGCCCTTGCTATAATACCAATCTCAACCTGTTTACGTTTATCAATATTATCTACATTAATAACCCAATCTGAATTAAATATTGAGCCGTTATAACTAATATTTTTAGAAATGGCAAAGTCTCGCATTGTGTCGTATTCTGCCTTAATTAATTCGTTTATTGTTTCTAATTCCATTTTACAAAAATAACAAAATAATTTGAATAAAAAATTTTTATATTAAAATAATGTTTATATTTGTAACATGGCAAAACTAAAAAAAGACGGCAAACCTAAATTATCTGGTGGCAAACGTAAAGGAGCTGGCGCACCTAAGAAAGCGATTAAAAAGAAATCAGTTACTGTTTGCGTATACGATGTTGAACAATTAAAAAAAATAGCTAAGGGATTATGAACAATAAATACAACGTTGATGTAGTAGGTAACCCAAAAGATTATAAGCCTAAATTTATCTTAAAAAGAATGAATGATGGATTAACTCAAGTTGGTAAATTTAAAGTTGAGTATATTGAATGGAATAAAGATGTTTATAATTGTAGGCATAATGATATTAAAGTGGGTAGGTCTTTATTATTAGATAACGGATGGATGACTACTGTAATAACTGAAATAATAGAACAAAGAGATAAATATATTAAATTTCAAACTAAGAACAGCACCTACGAATTAACAGAATTATGAGAAAACTAATTTTTTATATTTGGATAATTATAGAGATTATGATAGGCTTACCGATAGCCTTGTTAATTTTGTTTAGTGCTTGGATAATTACATTATTTAATAAAAAATAATTAAGGGTATAACCTTATAAAAACAAAATAAAAACAGTCTATAACCTTAATAATATGAAAATACAATATAGAATACTTTTAGAATTATTCCTAATACTAATGATATTTCTAGCATTAAAAGACTGTGGAAATAAAGAAATAAAAGGATTGAAACCTATTAATGATAGCTTATTAATTAAAGCTAATTTAAGCAATGCAAATTTAACGAATGATATAACTAACCTAAATGTATCTTTGCAACTGCTTAAGCTAAATAAACAAGGTTTAAAGATAGTGTATAAAGAAAAGGTAAACAATGTTTATTTAACTGCTCCAGATACGTGTAAAACTTATATTGACACAATTATCAAATGGCATCTTGAAATTGATACTATAAACGAATTGACTATTAAAACTCAGGATAGTATTATTAAAGATTATTCTCGAATGATTGTAAATTATAAAGACATAGTAATGGTTAAAGATATTCAACATTTTAATGATTCATTGGCGTTAAGAAAGCAGAAAAGAAACAAAATAAAGGTTGGAGTTGGAGCTTTTTTAGGTGGGTTATTAATAGGAGTATTAAAATAATTGTATTGATAATCAATAAGTTACATAAATTTATAAATTATTTTGAAAATATATTTTTTTATTCAAAATAAAGTATTTATATTTGTATCATATTATTAACCAATTAAAAAAATACTACCATGAAAGAGGAAATCTTAAACAACGGCATCGAAGCCACAGAAACAAAACAAATTAACAAAGCAGCATTATATTTCGGTCTGCTTATAGTTGTATCAATTACTGCTATCATTTCAATTGGAATGAATGTAAGAAACTCAATTATCAATTCAAATTTACAGTATCAAATTCAGCAACGTGATTCAATCATTTACACTTGCAAAGGCGAAATTGACGAACTAACTTTAAACGTTTACCATTTAAGTAGATAATATTATGACACCAAAAGAAAAAGCAGAAGAGTTAGTAGAAAAATTTACTGATATTGAAAATAAATACAATGAATACTCAGATTTTAAACAAGCCAAACAATGTGCATTAATTGCAGTTGATGAGATAATTAATACTTTAGATAGTGAAAGAATTAAGTATAGTAGTGATTATTGTTTTGAAGAAAATAAATATTGGACTGAAGTTAAACAAGAAATAGAAAAATTATAATCATGCCTGTTAAAAGAATAGTAATATCAGACAGTACAATCGGCTCAGTAGTTGAGAACGATAATCAGCAAAAGGCACAATACTTAAACGCCCTTAATAGCTTAATCAATTCACAGGAATTTCAATTTTACACGCCAAGTAAAAAGGCTGCGGTAATTGGAGAACAAATTAACATTTATAAAGATATAAAACATGCAATTAAATAAACTAACAGAAACAGAATTAGACTTAATTATTCAAGGAATAGTTTTGCAATTTGACTACATTGAACCAATAGATGACGATTATAATTTAAAGGTAAGAGCTTACATATTAGATAATAATATGATTAACATTACTGCTAATTGGATTGTTGGCAATCACGAATATAACGATGATCAATACGCTTTTACAAGTGTCGAGTTTAAAGTTAATAAAGATGCTAATTTACGCAAGCTAACAAAGGAATTAAACGATGTGTTAAACGTTGTAATTGCTAAGGCATACGATAGTGAAATGCAAGATTTTGATTTTAAAGATGAATACTAACCAATAAAAATAAATAAATATGCCTTGTTACGACGGACGCTCTGAATCAAGAGAAAGAATTGAAATACAATATGTTAATGGAGTAAATCCAAATATTCATTCAAATTTAATTAGTGAAAATAATTATTTAGAAGCTTGTTTGTGTGCTATTATAACTGAACTTGAAAAAAAGAAAATAGCTAATGAAATAATAACTAAAGCAAGTCGAAGTGGATTATTAGATATAATGGGTTTTTGGTTAGAACATTCAAAAAAAGATAAAACAAAAATAGCAAATATGTTTCATTCATTTTCTGAACATGAGCAAAGCCTTATAAGAAAACTAATTATAAATGGAGAATTATAAATAAAATACTAACCCCTAAAAATAAATAAAAAATGAGTGCAATTGTAAGTGCGTCAATAGACTTGACAAAAATCGAAGAGAGTAAAGTAATTGAAAAAAACGGTAAACGTTGGTTAAATTTAACCATTTCAATAAATGACACAACTGATACATACGGTAACAATGCCAGCGTATCAATTAATCAAAGTCAGGAAGAGCGAACTGCGAAAGCTCCAAAAGTTTACTTAGGTAATGCTAAGGTAATTTGGACGGATTCAAAGATTGTAATTGCTGAAAAGAAAGTTGCATTTTAATTAACTAACTAAAATCTTTCGGTACATAGGTTAACCGTTTTTATTATGAAATTATATCATGCAAGTATTGAAGACAGAAAACAAGAATTAGATGTTAATTGTATTGACTTTGGAATAAATGAGAAAGTTAGCAAAGCAAAACTAATTGATTTTATTGATGAAAAGTATTGTGGTAAAATGAAAAAAGTAGTATTTATTGCAATGATTGGAAGTGATACTTCAGATTATTTTATTACTGATAGTCATATGAAAGTACAAAACTATTTTTTAAATTCACCATACATTGCGGGAAGTTATTTTTTGTTTGAAGAGCAAACATTTGAGGATGCTTTTGAATATTGTAAAGACCATTGCGAAATTCACGAACTTGGATTAAATTAAAATAAATTTTTTTTAATCAAAATAAATTATTATTTTTACAAACAAATACTACCACCAAATGAAAACATTAATCATTAACCCCTTATTAGAAATGCCTGTGGTAGGGCTATTTAGTAGGGGGTTTCTTATTTAATAAAACATGGAAAAATTAAATTTATACCAAAAACTATTGGTAATTCAAAAAAAGATTAACGGATTAGGAAAAGACAAAAAATCATTTTCTTACAGTTATGTAACAGGCGATAAAGTTTTAGGAGAAATTAAACCATTAATGAATGAATTAGGCTTAATTCTTAAGCAAGAGGTTTTAAGTATCGATAATTTAAGAATGGATTATCAAACCAAAACAAGTGCTAAAACTGAAATACTATCAAAAGTAATGATGCAATTCACTTGGATTGATACTGAAAGCGGAGAAAAGGACGTTAATCTATTTGGGGCTAATGGTCAAAATGATTTCGAAAAGGGATTAGGTTCTGCTTTAACTTATGCTGAACGCTATTTTTTATTAAAGTTTTTTCACATTGCAACCGATGAAGACGATATTGATAATGATAGCAGAAAGCAAATTGATAAACCTACTACACCTATACAACATACAATAGATATTGAAGGAGCAAAAGCTAAACTAATCGTTGTTAAGACACTTAATGAATTAAAGCAAGTGTATGAATCACTACCTAAATTAGAAATGGCTAATGCAGAAGTAATAGCGTTAAAAGATAAACTTAAAGCAACTTTGAAATAATGAATATATTTAAAATCCAAGCAGAATACCAGCAAATAGTTACTGAACTAATTGAAAATGGTGGCGAGCTAACTCCTGAATTGGAGTTGGCTATGCAAATAACAAAAGATAACTTTCACTCAAAGTCTGAATCATACGCGTTTATCACACGTCAATTTGATGCTGAAATGGATATAATCGACAACGAAATAAAGCGTTTACAACAAGCTAAGAAAACACGTGAAAAAGCTATTGAACGTTTAAAAGCTAACATCGAAATGGCTATGATAACTTTTGATGTGGATAAAATTGAAACGCCATTAATAAAAATTTCATTTCGTAAAAGTGAATCAGTTGAAGTCGAGGATATAAATACTTTGCCAGCTTTGTATAAGGTTGTTAAAGTTAGTGAAACCGCTGATAAATTAAAGATTAAGGATGCTATTAAGTCTGGTATCTTAATCGATGGATGTTCAATTAAAGTAAATAAAAACTTACAAATAAAATAGTATGGAAAATTTAACAATAAGTAATGAAACAAATTGTAAAGCATCATTATGCTTTAAGTGTATAATATGCAGTAATTTTCAAGATATACCATATTTATCTAATACAATTACACCAATATGTAATGAATGCTTATTTGACTTAAAATGTTATGTAGAAACAAGGAGACCTAAAACCTAATCCTTTTTACCATTCTTAAATTCAATAACATTCTGAACGGTAACAATCCCCAAACAAAGCAAACTAAAACTAAGCCATACCATTAGAGCGTCTAATTGATTCTCTAATGGTATTTTAAAAATGGTTAAATAAATAGCAGTTAAAACGCCAACGAATGCGGATAATTTACGCCCCGAAAATTCGCCTTTGTTTTTTAAAGTATCAATTAAATTTTTTATCATAGCGTTTTTAAATAAATTTTAATTTATATATTTTTTTTACATTAACTTTTGAATTATTTAAAGAAAATGAAACAGATTGAGATGAAACTCCTATATATTTAGAACAAGTAGATATTGAATCAAATACCATATACTCATTAGTTTCAGTATTATATAAAGATACATTCTTTTTATTTACTAATGAATTTCTCCTTTTATGTTTTTCTTCTTCAGACCTAACTCTATTTTTAGCACCATTTATCATTGCGTCAATTATATATTTAGCTCTTTTACTTCCCTTTGGTACTGGGTTGTTTAATTTCATGTATTCAGATTGCATTTTACAAAACTCCTTACTATGTGTTTTGCCTAACATTGGAGCAGTTGCCGATATAGATGTATTAAATTTATTTGAAATTGTATCTAAATAAAATTGTTCTACTTCTAAATAATTATCACATTCTATTTTTATTTCAAAATAAATATTTGACATTCCATATTTATTTACATATCTCTGTAAGTGAATACAATGATGTTTATTTTTAATTAAATCTCTTGTATGTTCAGCTTTTCTTTTTAAATAATTATTTGTACTTCCAACGTATATTCGTTTATCATTTAAACATTTAATAAAATATACGGTCCCTTTCATTACAAACTTTTTAATGTTTCTATTAAGTTAAATTGTGGAGCACAATCCTGCTTATCACTTCTATAAGATACATGAGTATAAATACCATTAACACCTTTCAAAGCATTTGCCGATATATCCCACATATCACTATTATACTGTTTGTTAATTGCAAACTTAGCACATAAATTTTGTAACAATTTTTTTAAAGACTCCAATTGTAGATCATTATATTTATGATAGTATTCAAAACCTCTAAACTTTTTTAATTGCACAACTTCGCTTTCAGGAACTTCTTTATTTACATAGTTAAAATACTTGTCCCCTTTCTTAATTAACTGCCCCCAATTACATAGTTCAATACCTATACTACCTTTGTTAAGGCTCAAATTATTACCACTCTTTAAACCTAAATGGTAAGCCCAATACTCTGGTTCAAACGCTTGCTTAATAACTCCTTTGCCGTCAATAACAAAAGCCGTTCCTATTCGTTCTACATTGAAATTCCATCCATGGATTACATTATCGGCATTAGAACCGCCCGCAGTGTGATGTATAACAATTTGATTTTTAAATTGTTTCTCCTTAAAATATTGGTCGTTGTTTAACATTATCTATGTTTTAAATTAAAAGAAAGTAAATACAAAGCTAATATAATATTGGTAGTTGTTTCAAAAGCATTAAGCATTACGTTAATTGGTTGCGTTGTAATAGCTTCGTATTCTGCAATTAAGTAAATAGACATAAAAGCACACCAACACATTAGCAAGTAGTTAATGATTAAGGTAAACTTATTACCGTATTTTTGAGACCAATTAAACGCTCTAAATGAGCCGTATGCCATTAGCGTATAAGCTATGATATTAGGTATTAACATTATATATTATCGATTTTAGTTTCAATTTTCTTTTCTAAACGCTTCATGATCATTTCAACAAATAGGTTAATTACGCTTGTTAAAGCTATGCCTATTGTTAAAGATAACTTATAATATTCCATAATAGCGGGAACGATTAACACCGCAATTATTAAACCTAAAATAGTTTTCTTAGCTATTTCAATTGGTATAATTTTTTCCATTTTATTAGACAAAATTTTGTAAAGCGTTACCAATGTAGCTGCTATTGCAAGTGCTGAGTATTCTACTATTCTCATTTTGTAGCTATTAAACTAATTGATGTTTGTAATTTGTCGCCCTGAAATTGTCCACTAACAACTAATTGACGTGAATGTTTTTTAAGTACTTCGTTAATTTCGTTTGAGCAAAGTTCGTCAACTCTTTTTGTTTCTGCTTCAATCAATGCTTGAGCTTTTTCTATTTCTGTCTTTTCCATTTTTATTTATTATAATTGATATTGATACTATTGATGCACACCCCCCACCCCACGATGTTGTAAACATATCTTGAAGCTCATATGTGCCTTTATTTAAACGTTTATCGTAAATACACTCCTTAGCTATACCCGCCAACGTACCAACGCTAAAACCAATCAAAGAGCTAATAACGGGACGTTTAATATAATGGTTAGTTATTAAAGCAGTTGACGCTCCAATTGTAAACCCCGCATAAAAGTGTTTAGTTTGGTCGTCAATTTGCCCGAAGCTATTTAAAGCTATTAATATAGGTAGTATGTATTTAATCACTTTCAAATATAATAAAAATTATTTAAATTAAGCTGCTAAAAGTTTATAAGTTGTTCCGTTAATTACTATTGTTACTGTTTTTGTTTGTACTACTGTTTCAGTTGTTACCGTTTGAGTTAAGCTAACATTACCTTGAAAGCGTGCCGTACCGTTAACATCTAATCTAAAACCAGCATCTGTAAAAGTACCACCATTTTGAATTAAGATATTTCCGCCATTAAACAATCTGAAATTTTCAGTACCATTAACTGATAATTTAATAGGATTTGTATTTGAAGAATAAATATTAACTCCTACATATCTATTAAAATTAAAACCTCCACTCTGTATTAATCCATCAGTTGAATAAGATGAAAATGCACCAGAGTCATCTTGAATTACAATTTCTCCTTTAACGGCTATTTTACCACCAACACCTAACCTATAAATAGTTGGTAATGATGGATAGTTAATAGCAATTCTATCTACTATTCCATTTATTTGTACATTACCATTAAATTGAGCAGCGTAATTATTAGTAATAGTACAATTAGTCCCAGCTACGGGTGCATTAAATACATTACCATAAGCGTTGGTAATAGTTGAAGCACCTACAAATGAATAAGTAGTTGCACCCCATACGTTTTCAGATTGAGTAGCAATGTTACCAGTAGCCCATTGACGTATACCACCTACATAGTTGAAACCAGCTATTGAAGTAGATGCCGTTTGCCCTGTGTTATTAGGCTTAATAAAGTTAAAATTAGTAATAGCACCAGTTGCTTGAGCTCCTGTTATTCTTAATGGAGTTGTTGAATAACCACAAGTGAAATAAAAATTACCAAATGCTACATTAGTATTAAAAAAAGTATTGGCTCCGTCATTTCTTAAAGTATAATTACTTCCTGTTGGAGTGGCAGCATTCATATAAATTGCAGACTCTCCTGTTGAATCTGTTACCGAACCAATACTAACATAAGCCGTATTTTGACCTACTGTAAATATTCTTTGATTTAAAGGAGTTGCATAGTTACCAACGCTAACTCTATCAGTTGAACCAAAACTTAATAAACCACTAACTCCATTAATAGTAGGAGTTGTTAATGTTCGTGTTCCTAAATTAACATTAGCCGTTGCACCTGTATAAGGTACTAAACCTGTTAAAGCACTTGATGTTATATAACCACTTGGATTAGCACTATCATAAGGCGTGAAACCTAATGCAGAAAAAACACTTTTATTTTTCCATAAACCTGTAGAAAATTCGTATGTTAAAACCTCATTATCACTTGGTGAAGTTGTTATTAAATCTACATCGTGAATTTCATTTAATTCAAAACCGTTTTGAACTTTAACAAATATTGAACCAACTGTAGAACTTGCTCTTGTTACAATACCAATAAATACTAAATGTTCAGGAGCGTATGGTTTATTAGCTAATCCATAAATTAATTCTCCATTTATTCCTAACCAAACTGGGTCACCTTCGTTTGCAGTATTTGTATCTAAACCTTCTAAAATACCCTCAGTAACTACATATCCTTGACCATTTAATGCTAAATTTTCAGCTATTAATCCAAGTATTTTACTTGAAGTAGATTCATTTCTATTATCACCTTTTTGAACTAAAATGTTAGCTCCACTTG